GGTAAGGCAACACGCAGATAATCCGCAACCAGGTTTTGCAGCTGCGCCTCTGTCATACGTCATCCTGGTAAAAATCATTTGGCTGCACTGCGCCATCTGTTGCGACCTTGATCCGGCGCATGTATTCCTTGTTTGGATGCACTGCTCGAGCGGCCCCTGGATGATTACGATCTAAACACCAGCGATGCACAACACCAGCGCCCGGCGCATCAAGCAACTCAGCCAGCTGCCGATACGTCAAACCTCTATTCTTGCGCCATTCTTCAAGTTTCAAATCAATATTACCTAACGTCAATAGATCAATATAAGGATCAATGTTATTGATTTAACAAATTAAGTTACATTGATGCTAAAAGCAATAGTTATTGTGTAAAAGATAAATATGATTGACTAACTAGGATTAATTAACTACGTTGATAAGTCATGTAACACTAATTGTTACGAATATTATTGATTTATACGATGAACGGAGGATAAAATGATTGATAATGTAGTTCAGAAAGTATGTTTTAATTTAAGTGAATCAAAAATACGCTACCTCTACGGAGTTGTAAGACACGGCTTAGCAGTTGATAATTATGGAGGGCAGCATGAACGTAGTTAACTTTTATGAAGAGATGACGGAACAACAAACGACTGGGAATTTAAAGGCACTGGCGCGCCGCGCTGGCCTTAGTGGAGTGCAGATTGCGGAGCAAATGGGATTGCGTCCGGAAACTGTATCGCGTCATCTAAACGGCAAACAAAACATAAGCATCGAGGACGCTATGCGCTATGCAAAGATCCTGGGATGCACAGCTGAAGAAATACTGTTCCAGCGCAGCATGTGTCCAATCATAGGCGAACTAGCGCCCTCCGGTATCTTTACGCACTACGGACAGAACGAATCAAAAATAAAATATTTAGCTGGGCCTCTTAGCTTCCAACCCTATCACGGCGCATACTTTTGTCCTGGATGGTTTGCCAAAAAGAAAACAGCAATAGCTGTTATTGACACACGACCAATTGATAAACGCTACATTCACAATCAAAGTGTCGGTCAAGTTGCACTTAACTGCATCAAAAGCTTTGAAGATGGAAAAGATGTGACAGTGCTAGGCTATCCTTTCGAGAACAGCGACTTTAAAACATACACTATACGACGTATCATAAACATGGTTGACGCAATACAAGAACGCGATCGCAAAAAAGCCGTTAAGTATCCACTACTGGATAAAGATTTCTTACCCGATTGCGAACTTGTTTGGTCAGTGCCGGTATCTATGATGATTTACGATCCTCCATCTATGGGTTTTGAGTGCGTAAAAGATAATTGATGCAATCTTCAATATTATTGATTTTAATTATTGACGCATAGTAACAATATTTGTTATCACTGTTAGACGCGCCGTGTTAATCCTTCAAGCGGCGCGTACCAACTAAGAGAGATAACATGCCGCTGCCCGAACTTACACCCGACTATGCTTTGCGCTTTGACTACCATCATCATAGCAATCCTATGTCGCAGCCTCGAGGACGTAAGCTTTTCGACAAAGTTATCGTCCGGCCCATGCTTGATAAGCTTTGGAAAGAGGATCCGGATCGTGCCAGGCAATTAGATCCCAATCGTGCAGCATCTCCACGAATGTTAGCCGGTACGTCAACACAAAAAGCTGTTGATAGCGTGCTAAATATTGATGATGCAGAACCCATGAAACTTGATGAAGCGCACTCCTGGGCCAAATCTGAGGGCCTAATTTTTGAGAATAGGCATTTTATCAGCGATTTTCTTGGAAATAGCGACGAACAAGAGATTGAACTCTACAAAGAGGAGATTCCGCTGGTCATCAACCATGCACTCGAGGGATTAAAGCAAGCCATGTCCAGGGAGAACCGATATGTCGGTGAGATTATCCTCCAGGACAAGCTGCCAGGATGCGAACTGCCGCACAACACTCGGCCGGACTATGCTCGACGCGGCGATCTTAAAACAAAATGGAGCAGCGTAAAACGCAAATCATATCTACCTAATAATTTATCCGGGCCATTCGAGCAGAAAGCTGTGTACCAGGTCGCCGGCTTTTGGGCCTTGAATGGTCAGCAGCCGCCGTTCCTGGTGTACGCAAACTACAAAGACTTCAAAGTATTTGACCAGGACAATTCACCGGAGCTAAGCGACGAGAACTTAGCCAGGATCGTAAAAGAGATTGCCCGGCATCACCAGGTAACAGAGCAGCTACTAAAAAAAGCAGACAACCAGGACGATTTGTTTAGCATGATCGACCCGGAATGGCACGACGGATTTGCCTGGACGCTGCAACCAGAACTTAAAGAATTAGCAAGGAGAGTATTTAAATGAAAGATCAGCTGCAAGCAGCCATGCAAGAGATAGGAGAACTAAATAAAAGCGGTGTGGTTACGCGAGGTAATAAAAAATATACAACTGTAGCAGTGCGTGTAGAAATATTTAGAAAGTATTTTCCGGACTTCTCGATAAACACAAAAGTAAAAGTAGACGATGGAAAACGTGTGATCGTTGTCGCTGAAGTTTACGCGCCCGGATCTGACCGGCCAGTATCGACCGGCATAGCAGAAGAAATACGCGGCAGCAGCAATGTAAATAAAACGTCAGCTGTCGAGAATGGCGAAACGTCAGCTATTGGCCGCGCGTTAGCTAACCTGGGATTGCATGGCGGCGAGTTTGCTAGCGACTTCGAGATCGAGGTTGCTGCATTGAAAGGCGCAAAGATGGATATGAACGAGGCCATCGAACAAGCCAGGGAAGAACAAGAACAAGAGGCTATGGAAGATTTGCAGCAAGCAAGCGATAGCTTTCCGGAAGAAGTTGAGGCAGAAAAAACTCCTGGCAAAAACGACGAAATATTTCAAAAGTTCGTCGATCGCATGGTCGCAGACTTTAAGTTTTCAAAATCTATCGGGCAGATGAACGCAATTTTTGCACAAGAGCAAGCAAACTATAAACGTTTAAAAGCAGAGGCCCCAGCAATGGCGCAAATTATTGCGGATAAATATGAAGAGATGGAAAACAAGTTAAGGAAATAACATGGAAAAAATTAAGATTGGCGGATCAAAGCCGCATTTTGGAAACAACCAATTTAGATTAACTGGTGGATTGAAAAAGGATAATGATTATCAATGCGCTGCTTGGTTGCAGTTTCGCACCGGTAAAGGTGAGGATGGCCGGCAGCTGCCGCAGACTAACGAACAACGCGCTGCTATCCAGGAGGCTTATCAAACACTGCTCGACCTAGCAATGAAACACGGCAATGGACAGTTGCAGCTAGGACTAAGCATAAAAGAAAAAGGAGAACCCGGCGGAGTATGGCCGGTGCTCGAGCGGCCCCTACTCTTCCTAGATATTCCGCAAGATCTACGACAAAACTATTCCAGACCTAACTTCGGTGATGATGATGACAGTAGTGAAACTGACCGCCCACAATTCTAAAGGATTGTATACGCTATCAGAGGCTGGCAAGCTGCTGTTCCCAGGATTATCTAAACCGGCTGCTTATCATAGACTCCGGCGGATCCTGGCGCATGGTGACTACGAGATCCACAAGAGCGGCCGCACCAGCTATCTTGCTAGCCATGTCCTCGAGCGACTAGGCGCTAAGATTAACTAATAAAATATACTGTGTAACACTTTCTGTTACTTTTTACTTGCAATGATTGACGCATTGAGTCAATAATGATGAGTAAATGGATCAAATGATTCGAAAATATCCCCCCCAAGACAGACAGAAAGGAGCCATAAACGGCATGAAAAGACTTGTTCACGGCACACCAATTACACCAAAACGATATTTACACCAGCTTAAAGGTCACAGTTTCTGCGTCAGTTACATGCACCCGGAGCAGCTAGAAGATTGCATCAAGCTGGTAGGCAAAGATCAGATCTTGATCCTGGACAACGGCGCGTTTACTGCTTGGAAGAAAGGCATCAAACTAGACGCAGCTTGGTGGGATGGGTTCTACAGCTGGGCCAACGACGCGATGGATCGATGCGACCAGGCAGTGTGTGTCATCCCGGACGTGATCGGCGGATCTGAGGCAGAGAACATGGCCTTGATCGCCGACGCAATACACAACGACAAAATCAAATACCCCGAGAGAGCGATGGCGATATGGCACATGAATGAGAGTTTCGAACAGCTAGAAAAGCTTTACAGACTTTTTAACTTCGTAGGTTTCGGCAGCTGCGCCGAGGTTGACATAGCCAGGAACGGCCCGGCCAGCGCCTACTTCAACAAGGTCAAACAAGCTTTCGCCCATATGGATTATTGGGATGCAAATTACGGAATAGAAAATAGACCCTGGATCCACATGATGCGAGGTCTAGGAGTGCTGCACAAGATCGGTTTCGATAGTGCCGACAGCTGCAACATAGCAATGAACCACTGCTACAAGCGAGATAAGATGGTTCACCACGTCAAGCAGTTTGCTGACAGACTTGAGGCAAAAGTTAATCACCAGGTATTTAACGATCTTCCATTGTTCAATACCGCAACATTGAAAGGAGCCGCTTAATGGCTAAGATTACAAAATCAACAATCAAAAGTTTCATCAGAAAAAACAAAGACAAAATTTACATCAAGGTCAGATCAAAATTTGATGGAATGTACGATTGCTGCATGGAGGTCAACAACGGCTTTCACAAAGCAACAGCTAGTGACAGAAACGAGCAATACACTTTAGGGATTGAGGGTGCTTGGTTTGTAGGTCAGAGCAGAGATTACTTCAACAGTTTTGATAACGACGACTTTACCGGATACGAAATCTTCAACAGCTGTGGCGCGTTTTACTTAGCAATTAGAAAGGAGGCTGCTTAATTGAATTACGAAATAATCACAAAAGAGCAACACAAAAAACTTAAAAAGTATGACCGAGTTCTTAGATGCCAGGACGGCATTGACCGGATGACTATGTTTATCGAGGGCAAGGGTACTTGCCTGGTTCCCTACAAAGTTGACGACGACTTAGCAGAGATGATTGTCAACAACATGAGTTTCAACAAACAGAAAGGATCTTAGATGCAATACACAATCAAACAGTTTGTAGAGTTTGCTAAGAATGGGATGTGTGAGATAGGACAAGCTACAGAGGAACAGCTTGACCAGGTAATCGAGATAATGAACGACGAGGGATTAGCTGGTGATGATATCTTTACTTTGTGGGAAGAGATGCAAGATCCGGACAACTTCTAACAAAAACCACATAGCAAACTAGGCCGCGCTTGCGGCCTTTTTTTTTAGTAT